TAGCGTTTCGAGCAGAGAGGATGCGATCTCCGACCTCGAAGGCCGCGCCCGGATGCTGTTCGATGACATCCTCACGAATTACTCCACCTTCATCGAGGACATCGACGAGGGGGCGATCTACGCGCCGCACGAAGAGTCGTCGAGCGATATACGCCAGCGGTCTGAGCCGATGATCGTCGTCGACGGCGACCTGGCCGAATTCTCACAGGCTATGATCGTCAGCATGGAGGACTGGGAGCCCGGCAAGTCTTCGGGTGGCTATGACGCCTCGCAGATCCGGGATGCGGTTGAGCGCCAGTACAAAGAGGCTCGAACGGCGCAGTTCGGCAAGAGCCAAGACGGCGAGTAACGCGCTTGGCAATCGCAGCCTGAGGAGCTAACCTTGCTGCATCAAGGAGGCTCTTATGCGCTACGTCAACATCACCGTGCTTCTGCTCATCGCGACCGTGCTGGTCGCAGCGGAAGACCCCGAAGCGGTCGAAGAATCGGCCAGCTCCGTCCCTGTCTGGGTCGGTATCCTGGGCACGGCCCTTACCGCCCTGCTCGGCTGGATCGCGACCCTGTTCCGCAAGAAGGTCAAGACCGACGCTGAGAAGGCCCAGATCGACAAGACCAAGTCGGTCTGGGAGCAGAAGAACCAGCTCATCGACCAGCGGATCAAGCCTTTCGCTATCGATACCGCTGAGCACTGGCTGATCACCAACATCACTCCTCTTCTGATCGACGCGGCCGACGGTGGCGGCTTCCGGTGGAAGGACCACCTCAAGGACCTGAAGGCCTACACCAAGGACAGGGTCCTCAAGAAGTTCGCACGTGAGAACGTTGACGTGCTGGAGCACTTCGCCGAAGAGGATCTTGATCACCTGCTCGACCGGATCCTCGCCAAGACCGTCGGCAACCTGCCCGAGTCGGTCACCAAGTTCCTTCCCGATAGCGTGATCGAGAAGCTCAAGGACTACGCTATCGAGTTCGCCAAGGAAGAAGCACAGGACCTGGCCAAGTAAAATAAGAGACGTCTCGTATTTTCAGGGTCGGTCAGGCCTACACCGCTGGCCCTGGCGTTACCCTCGACTAGGATATTCCCTCAAGGGAGTAGTTGGCATGCCCGTCAATCAAGAAGTCATGGACCGTATGAAGGAAGAATACGGCGAAGAAGAGGGAGAGCGGGTATATTACGCGACCGCCAATAAAGAGAATCGAGGCCATGACTTCAAGAAGAAGTCCACCGCACTCAGACTGGCCCTCCAGAAGGCAGCAGCCGGCGACAAAAAGGAGGACTTGAGCCCTACGCGCAACGACCCCCTGTCGAAGGTTCAGACCGGGGGCAACCCTGCCCGGCCGAGCAACGCCGCGCTTGTGAAGTACATTGACGACCCGGAGCGTTACGCTGCAGGTCGGGTCTCGCATAAGCTCGCCGAGTGGGTGCGCAACTCTTACACCCGGCGGGCGGAGCAGGTCAAGGTCGCGGCGATTGCGTCGATGTATGCGATCCGGCAGAAGGTAGCTGACATCATTCCCGGGGGGCTGGCTGACGATAAAGAGCCGAGTGACTATCCCCAGGATGCACTCCAGAAGGGCATCGAGCACGAGATGGAGCACACGAGTGATCCAGACATCGCCGAAGAGATCGCGATGGATCATATCGAGGAAGACCCCAAGTACTACACGAAGCTGAAGAAGCTTGAGAAGGACGCGGCTGACTGGGGTAAGAAGCTCCAGGCGGCGGCCGCTCCCGGCTCCGCACTCAAGGCGCAGGGCCTGACGGAGGCTCACAAAGCGAAGTTACGTCACAGCCAGGTCGGTAAGGTCGAGGATGATGGTAAGTTCAAGCACGCCCAGGCTGCGCCCCCTATGCAGCCACCCGCGCCTCCTCAGCCGGCCCAGCCGCCCGGGCCACCGCAGCCGGCTCCGCCACCACAACAGTCCCAGGTGACACTACCGACTGATCAGCAGCGTATGGAGGGTGACCCCGACATGGTCGCCCAGGACTTCGTGGCGAACCTGATTGCGCAGCGTGGCCAGCAGCCGCCCGTTCCGCCGAGTTCCGCTACCGCGCCCGTACCCCCGAACCCTGCTCCAGTACAGGACCAGATGGGCCCCGCTCCTACAGGACCGACGGCCCCGATGAAGCAGGCCGCTGACACCGGTATGGAACCCGCACTCGACGCCGAGGGTGAGACTGATGATGGCGCGGTGGCCAACATGGAAGACGAGCCCGATGACCCGCGCATGGACGTCAACCTGTCGGTGCCAGCTTGGGATGCTCCTGTTGGTCAGATAGCTCAAGATGCGGGCAATGTGGGTACTCGTCTTCCCACTGCTACTGAGGCTGAGTTCCAGCAGCAGCAGCAGGAGGCTGAAGCGCAGCAGGAGAAGATCGCGCAGGGCACAGGGATCAAAGACATCGTCGCAGGCATCGACCCTGATGAGCTGACCAAGCAGGAAGCCAGCACGAAGATACAGGCCGGTGTACCCAACCCGGTTCCGCTGGCCGCGCAGAGCATCGAGTTCGCCCAGCGCCAGATCCCTGCCATGACTGTTTCGCAGGAGGAACAGGGCGATACGGAGGGCGTACCTGAGCCTCAGACCAAGATGGCCGATACAGCGTCTTTCCGGCCGATACAGCAGCACCTGCTTTTCACCCCTGAGGGTAAGCTCGTCGCCAAGCGCCTCCGCGACCGTCGGTTTGCCTTTCCTTACGAGGGCAGAGGTAAGCCAGCTCCGTATGAATCCGACATCCTGTATGTACCTGAAGAGGGTGTCCCGGATGAGGGGTACCACGGCTATAAGGTCGGCCTTCGGGTCGGTGAGGCAGACCAGGTTCCCGAGGGCTTCGAGGCTGTAGACCCGAACGAGGCCATGAAGGACTTCTACGCCAGCATGGGTTTGTCGGTGAATAAGCCGTTCCGTCAGCTCGACCGCGCCCGTGCGCGGGCTGTTGTGCGCTATCTCAAGCGGAAGAAGAAGGAACGCGAGGAGGCCGAGGCCCGGCTTCAGCCACAACAGGAGCTTCCCGTTGCTGCGCCGTAAGTGCATGTTCGGTGAGATCGAGGTACGAGACGAGCCGGCCGAGCGGGCACTCTACCTCAATGGTCAGAAGCAGGGCGGCGCGTACTTCCGACCTTCCGCCGATGAGGTGAACGACGCGCTTCCGGCGGGCGAGCCAGGGCCGGTATGCTCCTCTGCGTACGCCCTGGGCTGGATTGTGGCCGGGCTCATGAACCCGACGGGTACTGGCCTCATGATCGGTCTCGGGAGTGGTGCTGGCGCGACACAGCTGCTCTACAGCGTCCCCATGGTCGACCTGGTGATCGTTGAGATCGACCCGGTGATGGTGCAGGTGGCACTCGATGAGTTCCCGCTTCTCAATTACTACATGGACCGTGGGCGCCTCTCGATTGAGATCGAGGACATCGACGACTTTCTCGTGCGCAACAACGACACGTGGGACTTCGCACTCGCTGATGCCTATGACAGTGGCCAGGAAGTCATAGACGACCACATCGAGACGCTGTGTGAGCGGAGCCCACACATATATGTCAACATCATCGATCGCCTGATGGGTATATCCATGCAGCGGATAGCAATGATGATGGAGTCGAAGGGCACCAGTGTCGTCGAGATATTCAAGACTGTTCCACTGGCGTATAGCTCGATGGGCTTCAGAGAGCGCTCGAACTGGATCCTGACGAACCAGGTTCCAGATATGGCGAGGCTGGCCGAATACCCGATCTATCCGTACTTTGATGATATCCATGCCCACGATACCCGCATGGCGTGGGACCTCATGTTAGCGAATACACTTTCCGAAGTGGTTTAGCTTCTTGCAAAAAGGCTAATCCACAGCTACGCTTTGGCATGGACGGTTTCAACGCTATTCACCATTGCAACGATGCCCGGAATCGCGTTGACCCGCGTGCGCGGGCACAGGTCGTTAAACCGGGCGAAGATCAGACCAGTCTTGCCCATCCACCAGACGCAACTGTCATCAGCTCACGCGATACGATAGATACCTCGATTCGTGTCGAGCGAGGTGTCGAGTTCGGTGCTGACGGGCAGACGGTTGAGGAGGTCGGTGAGTGCCGGATGGACCAGATCGTCCACCCGGAGAACGGGCCACCGGAGATCCGGGTCGAGGATCTCCACGAGGATGCCTCCGACACAGCCGGTATCGGTGCACAGGGTATGACGGTTGAGAATGGCGTAGGGGTACAGCCCGTCGTCAAGATGACCACCCACCTGAACACGACTGAGCCTGTGCAGCGGCAAGGTCAGAGGAAGGTCGCCCGTAAAGCAGTGGATCCGAGGCGGCCCCAGCAGGTACCGAAGCCCGACTACACCCAAGAAGCGAGGACTACCGTGCACGCCCCTACTCAGCAAGCCCAGCCCCGCCAGCCTGCCGCGCAGCCCGAGCCACAACAGTCTGCAAGCTTCGGTGTCGAGAAGATCCGCGTGACCCTGCGGTCTGATAAGATGGGCACGCACCGGATCAAGGTGAACAAGCTCTCGATATCTGACACGGTCATCGTCCTGGGCTATATCGACGACGACGATGCGGTCATCGTCGAGCCACCGCTCTCGACAGATAAGGAAGACACGCTCACGATCGAGCACGGCAAGGAGAAGTATATCTGCCTGTATTATGGCTTCACGTCGGAGATGCAGGTCGATGGCTACCCTATGTTGTTGGTTGTGCTAGTTCGGAAGGATGAGTAGCTTATAGACCGCTTGGTCGTCTATTTTTAGTGCCTTACGGACACCGTATACCTATGAGCAGCATCATCCCCACCATGGATCAACGCGGCGTCGGTGCCCTGCAGACGACACCGAATAACAAGCCGTTCATGACTCCGTGGCTCGATTACTCGACCGTTGCAGTACCCGACAACCACGAATTGGTGATGTGGTGGTCGCAGTACATGTGGATCAGCGACGGTAACTACCGCACCGCCATGGAGCGGGTCGGTAGCCACTTCATGACCACGCTGGAGTTCCCGGATCTGGAGCCTGACGAGGAGTCGGCTTTCCGTGATCTGTTTACCAACCATATGGATTACCGGCGCGATCTGCTGGGCTGCGCTTACGACTATTTGTGCTTCCATGGGGATACGAAGGCGATCACACGCGCGGGGGTATTCAAGCTCCGCGACCTGGAGGGGCAGACGGTCGAGGCGCTGTCCAAGGGTGGTGTCTACCGCGAGGCTACGTTTAAGAAGTTTGGCACGCAGGAACTGCTAGAGGTGGAGTTCAGCGACGGCCGTACGGTCCTGGCCACCCCTGACCACGAGTGGGAAGTGAAGAACTTCTCGGGCAAGGAGGTAACGGTCGCGACCAAGGATCTCCACCCTGGGTACCGTATACCTCGGGTGGTCGCCGACCGGCCTAAGAAGAACGACGAGTACTGGACTGGCCTCCGTCACGGTTTTGTCTTTGGTGACGGTTCGACCTATAACAAGCATCGTGACAAGCAGTGGTGCGTGGCGAACTTCTATGGGGCGAAAGATCGTGAGATGCTTCGCTACTTCGAGGGCGTCGGTAACCCACCTTGCGACTATCCCGAAAAGAACCTCGTGAAGGTTCACGGTCTCCCTGCAGAGTGGAAGCAACTACCCGCTAACACGTCAAGTGCGTCGTACTGGTACGGGTTCATTTGTGGGTTCCTAGCCGCTGATGGTTCTGTGGATACGCATGGCTGCGTGGTATTGACGCAGAAGTCCCGCGCTACGCTGGAGGCAATATCCGAGCAGCTGCCACGCGTGGGAATGGCCCCCGGCCCTGTGCGAGGCCACACTCGCGTTGCAGATCTGTCCGACGTGAACGGGTGCGAAGGTGCGCTTTACGAAGGTGAGATGCATTACCTCACCCTTCTTAAGCGGTTTATGCAGGCCGATGACCTGCTTCTGTCTTCTCACCGGGCCAAGTTTGAGGAAAACTATACAGCTACCCAGTACGGTAAGTACATCGGGGTGCGTGAGGTTCGCACGACAGGGGTCGTAGACGAAGTCTTCTGCTGTCAGGAGATGGAGACACATACCTTCGTGCTCGACGGCGCGATTCTCACGAAGAACTGTTATGGTAACGGCTTTACGAGTATCTACCTGCCGTTTAAGCGGTTCGTTCGCTGTACGAACTGCAAATTGGAACAGCCCCTCTCGGAGGTGAGCTACAAGCTGGAGTTCAATTCGACCCGCAAAAAGAGGCTGATCTGGAATAGGAAACAGCTGTGCCCGAGGTGCAACAACGGGGCCCCCTACGATGTCTTCGATCGCCGCGACCCGGACCTGAGTAAGATCAAGATCAACCGCTATGATCCCTCTGACATTGAGATCGCGCAGAACGGCTTCAGTCTGCGTAAGGAGTTCTACTGGCGCATCCCTGAAGAGACGCGACGAGACATTCTTGGTCGGGCACGTATTCATATCGACGACACTCCGCTGGAGGTGCTCGAAGCTGTGGCCGTCAATGGTCGGCTGCGGTTCGAGGACGACATGCTCCTTCACCAGTCTGAGGTCCAGATCTCTGGCCTACGGACGCGCGGCTGGGGTATCCCCAGGGCGATCGCCAACTTCCGTACCGCGTGGCTGCAGCAGCTGACGAATAAGCAGGATCAGGCCGTCGCTATCGACTACACCTTGGGCATGCGGGTCATCAGCCCGACCCCGACTGCTGGTGGCCAGGACCCGATGGTCACGACGGGTATGGAGAACTTCTCTGCCCGTATGCAGAACATGGTGCAGCAACAGCGCAACAACCCCGTCGGGTATCACGTCAGCCCGTATCCGCTCGAATACCAGTTCCTCGGGGGCGAGGGTGCGAACCTCCTGCCACCCGATAAGCTGAAGTTCCGCCACCAGGAGTACCTGAATCAGCTGGGCGTACCGCTGGAGTACCACCAGATGAACCTCAGCACGCAGGCCGCCCCGATGGCGCTGCGCCTGTTCGAGGCTTATTGGCAGGGCATCCCGGCATTCTACAACAAGATCCTCGACTGGGTGGTCGACACCGTCAGTCGCGCTTACGGCCTCGACTCCACGACCGTTAAGATGGAGAAGACGACCATCGCCGACGACATGGAGCGCAAGGCCGTGCTGCTCCAGCTGATGAGCGCCAACCAGCTCAGCCCGCAGACCGCGCTGCAGCCGTTCGGCATCGACGCCCACGACGAGGTGAAGCGTGTGATGTCGCACCAGGACTACGTGGCCCGCGTGCAGGCCGAGTACGACGAGCGCGCAATGAAGCAGCAGGAGATGGGTGTGCTCAAGGGGATGACCCAGCAGCAGACGCCATCGATGCTGCAAGAGCAGCAGATGATGCAGCAGCAGGGCGCCATGGGTGGTGGGGCCCCGATGGATCCCATGGCCGCTGGTGGAGCTATGGTAGCTGGCATGGGTGGCATACCCATGGGCGGCATGCCAGGACCGACCGGCCAGTCGCCGCAGAGCCTCACAGCCATTAGCGACCAGGCGAACCAGATCGCCGAGCAGTTGGTCGTGATGGACGACTACAGTCGCAAACAGGAGCTGAAGGCGCTGCGCGAGGGCAACAAGGACCTCCATGACCTGGTGACCTCGCGTCTTGAAGACCTCCGTGGCCAAGCTCGGTCGCAGGGCGGCCAGATGCTCCTCCAGGGCGGTATGTAAGGGGCGAGCCATGGCGAAGCCCAAGATCGAGGGGCGGAAGCAGCTACACGTGAAGAACGGGAAGACGGGCAAGCCTGCTGCCTTCCCTTCCGCCAATCTCTTGAACGCCCACCGGACCGCGAAGCTCGAAGGCAATGGCTGGGATAAGCACTACAAGGCTGCCATGGAGAAGCTGGGGCAGGTGCCGGAGCGCGCCAAGGTGCGCGCCAAGGTTGATCCACGCGTATTACAGCTCCTGGAACAGATAGCTGACGCGAAAGAGGCGGCGGATCCGAACTTCTTCCGTGAGCGTGTCTACGGCGGTCAGGGCATTCCTCGCGAGCAGTGGGTTCGTACGAGAGCGGTGCACCCAGTAGTCGCTGGCAAGACGATCGAAGAATATGGTAAAGAAGCGGGCATTTCGAACCTTGAAGACCTTGGGCGGCGGATCCGGTACGACCCGCTCGCACAGTATGAGGGTACAACAGGCGGGAGCCCTTACCATAAGGCCCTGCAGTCTCGCTCTGCCCGGCAGCAGGGCATATCTGGATCGGACGTAGCTATCCAGGCCTTGGAGCGCCGCTATCCGGCCGCCGCCCTCTGGAAGGGCCTGCAGTGGTTCCCGGAGGCCGCTGAAGTGCTCGCCGCTGGCAAAGACAAGTTTTTCCCCTCTGACCTGCAGAACCAGCGGGTTGGCCTTGATAGGCTGTTCGATACGAGCAGTGCTCAGCTGGAGCAGGTCAACGCGAAGCTCTCCGGTGACCCAGAGCGTATCCGCGCTGCGGATACGGGGGTGGAGCAGGCTTTCGCTAACGCACACGCGGGTACTGAGGACAATCCGGCGCTACGGGCGAAGAGGGAGCGCGACGAGACGCTCGGCACAGCGTTTGATACGGGTAGCTATCTTTTGTCGGGCGCTGCGAGCCCCTTCGGTGCCGCGCTTCTCCCCGCGATGTCTTCTGTTGGAAAGTTGAAGAGACGGTTGTCTCAGGCTGAGGGGCTCGGTGAGAAGTCGCTCGCGACAGCATCGACAGGCGCCGAGGGTCTACGCGACTACCAGCTCTTGCACGCCCTCAACAGAGGTAGAAACGCCCAAGCGGCTGCCGGTGCCGCTAAGGGCCGCCCTGCGTTCACAGGGATGAAGGACCTTAAACGTGTGGTGCAGGACCGCGCACAGCGCGGCCTTACACGCCTGAACCAGGCTGCGGGTCGCATAGCCGGTTCACGCAATCTCGGCAGGCTTGGCCGTGCCGGAAAGTTCGCACAACGCTGGATATCGCGGGCGAATCCAGTTAACTGGTCGAAGTGGGTGAAGGGCGGGGCCAGGCTGGGCTTGAAGTCGCAGCTTGCACTCAACGCGCTCGCCAGCGCGTGGGACGCCTACCAGGGCACAACCGATGCTGGCTACCAGCGTATACAGCGGGCCCTGGAGGATCGCTGGATCGATGAGGCGGAGAATCCGGGGCTTGGAAGCAGCCTGCGGCGGCTGGCTCGTGACGCTGTGTCGATCCCTGAGGCCGTGTTCTGGGATCCGACGCACGCGCAGGCCGGCACCATGGATAGCCCTGCAGTGCGTTGGGCGGGTGGTGCCCTGGCGGGCGACCCGTCGCTCAACACTGGTGAGAATTACGAGCACCAGAAGGCACAAGTCCTGCGGCGTCACCGCGATGATTTGCGCCTTATGGAGCTGGCGGGCGAGACCTACCAAGATCTCAGGCGGGCGTTCCCCCACACGAGCCCTGAGATGCTCACGCAGATGGTTGGGGAGGCTGCGCATAACCGCTTTATGATGGAGAAGGGGTACGGATCGACATTCGACGATGAGGAATCGCAGTTCTGGCGCGAGCAGTTTACCTCCGAAGAGGCGCTGAAGGGCATGGATGATGTAACACGCGCCCGTGTTGCCGAGGCCATCGATCTCATTGGTCCAGCGGCCTTCGCAGGCGCGATGTACAGTGAGGACCCTGACACGGGTTTACTCCAGCGTGATCCGGCCATGTGGCAGTCGTTAGGGGAGGGTGGTAGCGAGAACATCCCGGAGACCGGCAGGCCGTGGGTTGACCCCGCTATCGATAGGCGCCGCGCGGCTGAGAAAGCCCGGCGTGAGGAAGCTCACCAGCAGAAGCTGCAGGAGATCGAGTCAGAGCACCTGTCTCAGATCCGGCAGGACGCGGTTCAGAAGGCACAACGTGAAGAGAAGTTGCGGCGCAACCGCGTTGAGGACCAACAACGCTACGCAGCCCTGCGTGAGCGCAGGCAGGCAGTAGCGGAGAAGCGTGAACAGGTTTATGCGCGTAGGCGGGGTGAGGTCGACGACTGGGCCTTCGCGACTCGCCAGCGACTCCAGGCTCCTCCGCAACCCGCACAACAGGTACCGGCGCGCCCTCGTCTTGGGCAGCAGGCGCTAGCCCAGGGCCCCTCGGTTGACCAGGCACCCCCGATAGCAGATAATGTACCTGCTTCGCCGGTTGATCTCGACCAGGTGGCGAAAGATTTCCGAGCCCGAGGAGTGATTCGTGGACAAACAGGTACTCAGTCGGGTTCGTGAGCTGTCGCTCGCCAAGGTAGCCAAGGTCTTCGCAGACGACCCTGCGGGCGAACCACAGCCACAGCCTGAGCCCACGGCCCCTGTGGTAGAGCCCAACAGCTATCAGGACTACGCGAGGCGAATGGGGCTGGCTCAGTACGAGCCCAACGTTCAAGGTCGGATTGGGGGCCAGGTCGCAGGCGGTATGATCCGGGGTGAGGAGGGGGCGAATGCGGCCTTTGGTCCGATAACGAAGCTCTTGCGTGATGCCAGGAAGCATTACACGCCGCAAGACTATACGACACGGAACAAGGCATTCTCAGAGGAGACAGGCATCCCAGCCGAGTATGCCGCTGGCAAGATGCATGAAAAGCTGACGGAGGCGGTAAGAGAAGTCGAAACAGGCACGCCAGGTACCTCAGACGCCCCGGGCGCTGTAGGCTGGAAAGACTGGCTGACTACCAACTGGCAGACGCTGCTGCCCGTCGGCGGTCTTATCTCGTATGCCTTCGGCGGGAACGTGGGTAAGGCGCTCGGTGTCATGGCCATGGCTGCTGGGGGTTATAACCTCTATGAGCGGTATCAGCGCCTGAGCAACCCTGATCACAAGTACAACGCACCTATTATGGCGGCGATACACGCTGCCGCGAATCAGCAGGGGCCGAATGGGAAGCCCGCACCCTTCTCGGACCTCGACGCGGTAGCCGCAACGGTTGCCGGCCAGTATGGCGACCCCTCGCTGAAGCAGGTGGTCAAGTCTGGTCTCGTCGACTACGGCTTCCTGGCCAGTCATGGGTTCAAGGAACACATGATGAATCAGGCCCGTATGGTACCCAATCAGGTGCTGCGTGACTGGTTCGGTAGACAGATGGCCGGTCGCGTCGCGGGCCCGGCCCCGGCTCCCACTGAGAATGTCGCGAGCACCGTGCTCAACCAGCTCCAGGGTTGGGGCAGTCAGGCTCGGGGTTGGGGCGGACAGGGCTGGAATACCGCGAAGGGCTGGTTGGCCCCGGAGGCGCAACCACGATGACCTACGCAGACGCAGCAAACTACTACAAGGCCCTCGGGTCGCGTGACCAGATCATGAAGAGTGATGACGACCTGGTGACCAAGACCCGTGAGCTGGCTAACTGGCAGCACCTGGCTGACAAGAAGCCCTCGCGTGGTGGAGGTGGCAAGAGCCACTGGACCGTGCAGGACCTCGTTCACGGTGTTTTCGGTGCTGGCCTCGGCGCTGGCGTCGCCAAGGGTATCAATGCGATGCTCCCAGTAAGTGAGCGATTCGCAGATAAGGTCGAGACAGTCGGCATGGGCATCGGAGCAGCTATGAATACAGGTACGATCAAGTGGGCCGAAGATGTCGATGCGGAGGCGAGGCGCCTCAACGAACGCATACCCAAGATCGCAGAGCAGCGCCGCAACGCCTTCCGCATCGGGTTTATGAAGGCAGCGATGGCCAACGGCCTGCTGAAGAAAGAGGCTATGGTTCCGATGCTCTCTTTGGGCGTTGGCGACCTCTTGAGTATTCCTCGCTCTGCGGCGAGGGCGTTCAACACCGGCGCGAAGACGGTAGGTGGCATCGCCGGTACAGCGTCTGCCCCCGATGAGACGGAAGAGGACCTGACGAAGATGGAGCTGGAGCGCATGCTCTTGGAAGAAGAGCTGGAGCGATTGCGCTCGGATAAGCGCAATGCTGCACTGCGTAAGGTTCTTGCAAACAGAGGTAAATAGGGCTAGCCTTCGCCATGCAGAATAGCATGGCAAAGGCCCTCAATCTGCCAAAGGGCCTACCGACTGCTCGCTATCGGCCCTCCCCAAAAGTGGAGATACCGGACGGCGTCAGTGAACTCCCGCTCATCGATAAAGACACCCCTCCGGATAAGCAGGTCCAAGAGCACTGGGTCGCCCACGTTAGGGTCTTCCGACTCAACGACCCCGAAGAGCTGGCAGAGTATACGAAGGTGTGGCAAATGATCTGCGACGGGCACGCCGTCCAGTCAGAGCGCCGCACTGAGTTCAAGCCCGACACAGGCGAGTTTGTGGCTCTGTTGCGTTGGGCCGAGCTACGTTATAAAGTACCTTCTCAATAGGGGCTATTATGGAATCCGTGGGCGACGTCAAAACGGGGCTTCTTCGCAAGCTAGCGAAGAAGTACGTCTACAAGCCGCACTTCACCGACATTTATAGCCCAGACTCCAAGGGTGAGTACTCGACTGCGGCCCAGGTCGTTCCGGCGGCCATTCTCGGCGGCCTCGCGCTCGGCGCTGGCGGTCGGCTGGTGAAGAACCTCTTTGATATGGGGCGGCCTGAAGATGAGCCCGCCGGGGTC